TTACATCAACATACTTTGCTGACCGTAATGGTTGGGGTGCGGCATGACCGGAATGACCGTGCCCGGCGACATAATGGATCGCTCGATGGTTTCCATGGTGACAAAGGTATGCCCGCAATTGATATTCTGACACTGGTGATAACGCTCTTTGGTGTTCTCGCTCAGATACCGGCTTGAACGCGCATGGGCCGCCGTGCCGCATAGATTGCAATGAAACATGCTCTTTCACCTCCACCGTTCGATTTCAATACGGTTATTTTATCATTTTATCCTTATTAAACAATGCATTAATCACACTTCAGCAAATTAACTTTCCTCTTCGTACTCCACATCAGAAAGCCGCACCTCAAGCTCTAGCGCCGTCGTGTAGCCGTTATTATTGAGCGAGTGGGTGACCCTGGTGATTGTCCACGCCTGCTCGTCTATGACGCGCTTAAACCCTTTTACCGCTACCGGCGTTTCTGGGTACAAATCCGCACGCCCCAGGGCGAGATTAAGCGAGAACTCCGCAACACCGCGCTGTAATTTATCCCACTTGGCCTGTGCGGCGCGCATCGCCTGCGCCTTGCTGGCGTAGACAGTGGTCAGCGCAAACACGTTGTCCGCCTCCCCCGCCATATACTCGCCCTCGCGCGCCTCCGGCGTCTTTTGGGCTTTTGCTGTCTTCACCGGCTTGGCTTTCGGGTGTTGCAGTGCGCGCAGGTGCTGCTCCTTTGGTTTGCGCTGGAGCTTGACCTTTTGCTTTTGCTCTTTCGGGTCTTTGGTGTGCAACCATTTGGCCGTGACGCCGGTATAAGCGCCCCGGTCAGCGATAGCAAACTGGTGCCGGTCACCGTCGCGGCGCTCAAGGGTGACGTGTGGAATGGGTTTGCCGCTGGCGGTCACGCCGTTCCCGGCCTTGAGGAACAGCAGTTTCCCCGCCTTGACCGACACCTCCGCCCCGTTGCGGGTGGCGAGTCGGGTCAGAAACTTGGCGTCAGACTCCTGCGACTGGTCAATATGCGGTATCGCAATGTTTGCAAATCCCGCCGCAACGCTGGCCGTCAAATGGTTGCGTGCGGCAATCTTCTCGACCACTGCGCCGAGCGTGGTGTCATGATAGGACGCCTCACGGCGTGAATTGAGCGTGCCGCGAAAATCTGCACTGCGCGCCCGGAGGGTCAGCGTGTCAGGCGCGCCCCGGTGCTCCACTTCATCGACGGTGAACGTGCCTTTGTTCACCAACGGTTGCCCCTGCCAGCCCAACAGCAACGAAATCACCGCCCCCCGCCCCGGCATCATCACTTGCCCGTCGGCGTCGTCCAGCTCAATATCCAACTGGTCAGCCTCAAAGCCGCGGTTATCGACCAGCGTCAGCGACAGCAAGCGCGGGCTGATATTCTGGGTAATATCTTTCCCACCCAGGGTGAGCATAAAGGCCGGGGCAATCTTTGCCCCCGCATCAAGCATCAGGCCCGTTATCATGAGAACAGCCCTCCGATAGCACTGCCTGCTTTATTTGCCATGGCACCGGCCTGACCGAGCAGATTGTCAGCCTGTGCCTGCAAATCCCCATAAAGCACCGTCAGGGATTCATCCACGCGGGTGAGGGTGAGCGAAAACTCAATACGCCGGGCGCTGCCGACCGCAAAAAACTCGGTGCGGGTTTCGCTGACGCTGTTCACAACAAACATGCCGTAAATGGTGCCAGTGCCTTCCAGCAGCGGCCACGCCCGGCCCTCGGCGGCCATCGCATCCAGTAACTGCAATGACACCTTGCCGCCAGTGATTTCCGGCAGCAGCACCCCGGATACGGTGACTTTCTCCTCCTCAACGCCGAGAAACTGCAACGCCGGGCGCAAGCCAACCCGGCTATTGGAGGGCCAGCGGTAATCAACATTGCGCTGCATCGTTTGGTAAGGCAGGGTCTGAAGCTGAAACACGAACAGCCCAAGGGTTAACATCATGATGACCGACTCCTCTTAATCACTCGCCAGACTGGAGCGCGCCGCCGCACGGTTCTTACGGTCACGCTCCTCCATCGCGGCCAAAACCATCCGTTTGGTTTCCGCCTCGTTGCTACCGCCGGTGCCATGGCTGGCGATGTGGAAATGATTCACGCTGCTGTCCACGTAGGATTTACCGCCCCCGGCACTCACCGGGACATAGGTGCCGGGCATGGTGCCGCCGTAAGCGTAATAACCGGCCCCGCCGCTCACCCCGTTGGCGTAGTCATTGGCCTTCTGCGCTTTCTGGTCAATGTCGCTGGATTCGCTGTTGATAATGCCGAGCTTCTCCAGCACCCAATCAATGCCCTCTCGCAGCTTGTTAAAGGCGTTAAGCGGCAGCATCAGCGCATCGGCCACCGTGCGGCCAAACGCTATCCCGGCATTCTTGCAACTGTCCAAGGTCTCTTGGCTGGCTTTCACCGGCGCAATCAGGTTGGTAAACCACTGCCACGCCTGCTTAAGCCAACCGCCCAGCGTGTCGAACATCGGTTTCAGCGGGGTGAACAGCGCACCGAGCGGGGCAAAGGCGTCCGTGATGCCGGTCATCACCCCGCCGAAAAAGGCGCTGATAGGCGCCCAATATTTGCGGATAAGCAGCGCCCCCGCCACGAAGGCGGCACCGACGGCGACAATCGGCCACGTCAGCGCCCCCAACACCGTCATGACCGCCCCACCGGCAACGCTGACCGCCGTTCCCAGCATGCCCGCCGCCGCAATGATGCCGTTAATGCCCATCATCACCGGCCAAGAGGCCAGGCCAATCGCCCCCAGCACGCCGACAACGGCCAGCCCGCCGGTCACCACCCTGGTGAGCGTGGTCGCCAATTCCGGGTTTTTCTTTATCCAGTTATCCAGCGTGAGGATGTACCGCGTTGCGCCCTGCGTCAGCTTACGGAACCCGGCTTCCTGTTGGTCAAACAGGTCAATCCCCACCGCCTCATACGCCGATTGGAATTCCTTGAAATCCCCGCCGAGGTTGTCCTGCTGGATGTTGACGAGCCGCTCGGTACTGCCGTCGGACTGCTGAAAGGTCTTGGTGAGCCGGTCTAACTTGCCGCTGACCGCATCGGCCATCAGCACCGCCGCCGCCGAGCTGGCCTCCTCGCCGAAAATCACCTTCATGTACTCCGCACGCTGCGCACTGCCGAGCTTGTTTTTCTCAAAGCTCTGTTGCATTTCTTTCAGGAGGGTGAACAGTGGCCGCATATTGCCTTTGCGGTCGGCGTGCTTGACCTTCAACTCCCCGAGCGCCGTGGCGGCGGTGCCGGTAGGAGCCTGCAAACGGGTAATCACTGCCCGGCTCCCCGTCCCGGCCATTGAGCCGGTAATTTTCGCATCGGCCAGCGCGCCCGCCATGGCGGCGGTCTGCTCCAGGCTAATCCCGGCGTTTTTCGCCACCGGGGCCGCGTAGGTCAGCGTGTCGCTCAACCCGTCAAAGTCGGCGGCGCTCTTGTTCATGGCCGATGAAATCACATCACCAATGTGCGCCACCTTGTCGTTGGTGAGCGCAAAGGCCGATTTCACCCCCATCAGCAAGGTGGCGTTTTCTTCCATGCTGCGGGTGTTCGCCAGCGCCATGTTTAGCGTGACCGGCGTGGCGGCCATGATGGCCTCTTTATCGCCGCCCCCTTTGGCGATGATGATTTGCGCCCCGGCGGCATCGTCGGCACTGGCGGCGGTATTGTCGCCAATCTGGCGCGCCTGCGTGCGCAATGCCAGCATATCCGCCGAGCCTTTTTCCAGACTGAGCACCCCTTGCAGGGTGGAGTTTTTCAGCGAGAACTCATAGCCGGATTTCAGCAACGCCGCCCCGGCCAAGCCGCCCGCCGTTGCCACCCCGACACCGGCAGCCCCGGCACCGACCACGCTGTCCGCCCGTTGCTTACCGGCTTGGTAACGCTGCTTGACGGCATTCAGGCGGGCCTGCTGCTGGCTGACGCGCGCCAGGGCGTCTCGCTGGCGGTTGAGCTGACCGGTGGTGTCACTGAGGGCGGTTTTCAGGCGGCGCTCGTCGGCGGCCAGTGTGCGGGTATTCATCCCGGCCTGTGCCAATTCCTGCCGCTGGCGCTGCACCGACAGGCACAGGCCGTTGTATTTGGTCTGTAACTCAGCCGCCGACCGCTTGGCCGCCGCCATCACCTGCACCTGTGCGCGGGTTGGCTGTTCGGTCTGCTTAAACTGAATAGCCAGTTCGGCAGCTTCCTGTTTAGCTTTCTTCAAGGCCTGACCGGTCACCGCAAGCTGCGCGCTCGACTTGCGAAAATCCTCAACACGCCCAGCCTGCGCACTCAGCGTTTTGAGTTTTTTTTGCGTATCACGGATATCGCCAGACAGCGATTGACTCGCTGCCTGGATGCTTTTAAACGGGCGGCTGGCTTGGTCGACGGCTTTGAGTAGCACCTGCAATTTAACGTTGTTACTCATTGGCGTGTCCACTTCGAAGGTGCGCTTTGTCGCGCCAGTTGAGAAGCTCAGGCAGGCTCATCGGGTAAAGCTCTGAGGGCGGCCAGTGGAATATCACCGCGATATCCGCCATCAGGTCATCCACCGACAGGCCCGCCGGAAAGGCTAGCGTTCCGCACTCGGTGACAAAAAACCGATAACCTGACCGGCCAGCGCCACCAGGTCAGACAAATCGAGCGTGGCGACCTCGCTTTCGGTCAATGCCGGGTAGGTCATGCGCGGCAGGACTTTAATCAACGCGTCAACCTCGGAGCTTGCCAGCGCCGCCAGCCCGACACCGCGCAGGGTGCCCGCGTTGGGCTTAATCAGCGTAATGGCGTCAATCAGGGTGTCACCGCGTTTAATCGGCGCGTCCAGCGTAACCACGTTCGGGGAAAGCGTTGCGTTTTTTGCCTTGCTCATGGGGGTTCTCTCAGTCGATAAAGGAAAAAGGGGCGGCCAGCCACGCTGACCGCGATAGGATTACAGGCCGATATTGCGGCGGTGCTGCTCCAGCATATCGACCCCGTTCACCCGCTCAATCATGTTGATGGTGTCGATTTCGATACGCTCTTTGCCGTCCACGGTCAGCTTGTAATAGGTGCATTGGGTGCTGATTTTGGTCTCGGTATCCTCACCCTGTTTCTGGTCGCCGAAATCCATCTCTTTATGACGGCCACGCAGCACAATCTCGACGGCCACCACATCGCCGGTGTCATCACGCTGGTAAGAGCCACAAAAACGCAGCGGTACGGTGGCCGCACTGGCGGCGGCGTACTGGCTCCACAAGGCGTCATCCGGCAGACCGCCGATTGTCCATTCCACCGTGAGCGCGTCGTCATCGAGCCCCAAATCCACCGGGGCCGCGCCGTTCATGCCGCCGCCGCGATAGTTCTCCAGCTTGCGGGTCAGTTTGGGCAAGGTAACCGAGCTGACCACGCCCATATAGCTCAGGCCGTCATTGAACAGGTTGAGGTATTTCAGTTTGCGCGGGAGTGCCATGGTGTAAAGCGTCCTCTTAGCTGTTGACGGAGGCGGCCAGATTCACCAGATACTTATCGGTGATGCGCTGGCGCAGGGTCAGGTTTTCCAGTGGTGGCACCGGGGTATAGTCGTAGTCGATATACAGTTTCCCGGCCTTCAGGGTTTCTTTGTCGTTGGCGCTGGCGTCAAACCAACAATCCGCGTCGATGAGGTATCCATTCGATTTCAGCTCGCGGAATTTCGCCTTGATGCCCTCGACAATGTCGCGGATAAGCGTGGCGGTGACCGGCTTGTCAACGGCCCACATGTGCGCCTCGGCCAGGGTGTCGGCCAACACCTGCGCGGTGCGGGTGTAGTTTTCAAACAGGAACAGCGGGTCATCCGAACAGGTGCGGTTACCCCAGAAGCGGAAACCGTCTTTACGGATAAGCGTCGTGACCCCGGCCTCATTCAGCAGGCTGGCATCGGTGCCGGAGGCCTGCAAATCCCAAAACACCGAGGCACTGATACCGGTCACACCGTTAACGCTGACGTTAGACAGGGTTTTATGCCACCCCTGTTCTTGGTCGATTTTCGCCCGTAAGCCAAGGGCGCGCGCCGTGGCGTAAGCCGTTTGACTGGCGTTGGTCGCGGTATCCCACGCGAGGAAATCCGGCCAAATCACCATCAGCTCACGCTGACCGAAATTGTCACGGTACTTGATGGCGTCGGAAATCGTCTTGCAGCCCCAGGCACTGACATAGCCAAAGGCGCGCAGGGATTGGCAGACCGTCGCCAGTGTGACCGCCACCTCTTTCGAGTCCAGCCCCGGCACGCCCAGAATGCGCGGCTTGACGCCGGTGACCGACTGCGCCGTCAGCAGCGCCTTGATGCCGGTGTACTGACCGGTAGCCGTTGCCCCGCCGATAATATTGGTGGTGGTTTCGGCAGCGTCTTTACCCTCCGCCACGCGCACCACAATCGTGACCGGCTTGCACTGGTCAGCAATCGCCTGCAACGCGGCGGCCAGGGTGCCTTTTTTACCGGCCTTGCCCACCGCTGCCTGCACGTCGGTAATTAACACCGGAACATTCAGCGGGAACAGGGCCGCATCGGCATCACTGGCGGTACACACCATGCCGATGATGGCGGTTGAAACGGTGGAAATAACGCGGGTGCCTTCGTTGATTTCAACGACCTGCACACCGTGATGATAATCACCCATGGGGTTACTCCGTGGTTGGTTGGTGTGGATAGCTTGCCGCCGTGCGCATCTGCACGCACGTCATCGGCGTTGGCAGGCTTGCCAGACAACAACACACGGCAGGTTATGGGGAGATTGCGGGGTAACGATCGTTTTCGCCGATCAATATCGGTTTATTGATCTGGCGAATCAATTGGACGGGTTTTAACCGCGTGGGATAGGGTTAAGTCCTCTCCGGCCACACCAGGGAACCCCAGAGAGAACACGGCCCGCGGTTTCCCGCGGGCCATTTTTTTATGCGTCGGGGGCCAGCGGCCACTCAATCTCCGGCGCAGTCTCCAGGTCAACGCGGCTCAACTGCACCCGGTACGCCTTCCACGCCAACAGGGCGGCGCTTTCATCCTCGGTCGCCATGCCCAGGCTGACCGCATCGTCCAGCATCGTAATCTTGTCTGTCGCCACGCGCTGACGCTGTGCCAGTTCATCGCGGGCGGCGTTAATGGCAACCGCCTGCTGCTGCGTCGTATCGGTCACCCACGCTTCGCCGTTCCAGGTGTCGTAGGGCGTGGCCGGGGCCAACAGTGTGACACCGTTACCCAGTTCACCTATCCGGGTGACGGTCTCCGGCTCACCGGTCTCGGTGCTGTACGCCGTCTGGCCGCGATAGTCGGGCAGGGTTTCCCAGGCGCTGCCGTCCCGGCTGCGCACCAGCGCCAGACCGGCCTTCGGTAGCGTCGGCTTATCGGCAAAGCAGAACGCGGGCAGGCCCACGCCCTCCGGCAGGTACTCAAGGGAAGCCTGCTGGTATTCCCGCTGCTCGGGTTCGATGTTGTAGACCGTCAGCCACCCGGCGGTGACCGCCAGACCGGCGGCATTGAGGGTGGCAGTCGGTAACGCAGTGCTGTAGTGGCTCATTAGGCGGCTCTCACAATGTAGTTAAAGGCGATATTGCGCGGACGGGTTTCCGTCGCGGTGCGGATTTGTAACGACGCGTCGATATTGATACGAAAAACACCGTTGCCGGTGCTGCCGGAGGTTTCCGTCAATCCGGTTGTGGCGGCGACGGTTTCCCCTTGAGCGATAATCCCCTGCGGGGTCAGGCCCGGTACAAAGTGCTGAATGCCGTTGGTTTTACCGGTGAATTTCTGCACGGCGTCAGTTTGTGCCGACAACAGCGTGCGCCCGGTGTCTACCCCCCTGCCCTCATCCCAGCCGCGAATAAACTCACCGCGCAGGTCAGGCAGCGTACCGGCAGGATAGGCCGCCGCCAGCAGGGGGTATTTCGCTTTATCAAAGGCAGCCCCGTTGCATTTCAACCAGCCCGCCGGGGCGGTATTGGTCGGCCAGGGTTGCGGGATACCGACAGGAAAGTCAGACCGGATGAGTGCCGCGCTGGTAGAGGCGGACGCTGACTTCAGGAATCCGTTTGCATCGGCAATCACATTCGCGGTTGTATAATGTTTATTCCAGGGAGTTGTGTCGGTATCCGGCGTGTCAGCCAATGAAAAACGGCTCGTTACCGTCCCATCCGTGGAGATGTACAGTTGAGCACGACGATTAGAAGCGTATGCCGATTGAAAACCGGCACCGTTGCCCGGTGCTAACCCCGTCTGTGCCGCTTGCGCAATGAAGCCCGTGGTTTTTGCCGACAGACTCATCCCCACCTGACCGAGTCCATAAGCCCCCATTTGCACATAGCGGGCGTCGCTTGCTGTCCTCGAATCAAACACCTCCCACGGAGACCACGTGGACGTAGAGGCGTCGTAATAACGCATATAAAAATTTTTATTCGCGGTATAAGGGTAATATTTTTGCGTGACATAGACTCGATTACCGACTCCCGCATTGGGCGGAAGCACAACCAGCGTCCCGGCATTCGCCACCGGGTAATTGTTGGCCGGGGTGGCATTGGCGTTATAGATTTGAAAATAGTTTTGCTCAACAAACAGCGTATTTAAATCTGTCGTCCCCAATGACATGGCGGACGTTAACACTTTAGCGTTGCCCGAAAAAATCGTGGAGGGAAAAGCAATGGTTCCATCCGGTTTAAATTGCGCCGTGTATGACGTACCGCTCCAACGCAGGTTAAGCTGCCCGGTATCCGTCTGGGCATAAATCGCCCCCTTATCCGCCCCGGCCTCGTCCCTGAAGCGAAATACCGCGTTCGGCTTGCCCGTTAAGGCTTGTACCATGACTTCGCCATAGGCATACGCGCCTGACTTAAAAATCACGGTGCTGGCGACCGACTGACTGGTCGTTACCGTCTTACTCAGCGCATCGGTGGCGATGTCATACGCGGCCTTCACCGCTTTCGGCGTGGCGGCCAAGACCTCGCTGGTGCTGTTGGTGGCGCTGCTCAGTTGCACAAACCCCTTGGCCGTGGTGCTGGCATCCGGGTGATTGCGCGATTGGGCATGTACGGTAATGGCCCTATCCACGTAATCACGCGTGGCGAGAACCACCGCCGGGTCAATCTTCAGCGTCACCGCCTCGGTGCTGCTGACAATCAGCACCATGCGGATGGTCTGCGTGCGCCCACTGCCCTCTTGTAACTGCGGCTTGTAGGTCTCCGGGCAGTTCGCCACGGCAATCAGGGTGCCGTCTTTATCCAACAGGCCGATTTCGCGTATCCACCACCCGCCCTCGTTCTCAGGGATAACCTGCTCGGCAATAATCTGGTTAGCGTTGGCCGGGTCAACGCTCAACATATTGATGGCCGCGCGGCGCTTCTCCCCTTTGAGCTTGGTCTGCGCCGGGTCAGGGGTGGGCAAGGTGCCGCCACCGTCACCGACGGCGAGCTGCGTCAGGTCGAGTTGGGTGCCGAGCGCGGTGGCGTTCGCCAGCTTGGCCGCGCCCTGCTGGGTCAGAATGGCAAAGAATTTCGCTGTCATGGGTTTACTCTCAGAGTGTCAATCAGATGGACAACTGCGCCCCGGTAATCGGGCACGCCAACGCTAATCACGTCCGGTAAATACGGGTAGACCGTCAGTTCATCACCGCTATAACTGCACGCCCCGACATGGAAGGGGCCGCCGGTGGAGAGGCTGATGGTCAGCCCGGTCAGGTGTCGGCTGGCGGGCTTGGCATCGCTAATCAGGCGCTCAAGTTCGCGGTGCATGTCTTCGGTAATGCCGGTTTCCAGCACGCCCACAACCAGCCGAAAGGTGCCGGGGGTTTCATTGAGCTGCCACCACTCGCGCACCGCAATCAGGTAACCGAGCGGCTCCACCACGCGCCGCAATGCGCTGATGGTGCCCTTGTGGCGGTGAACAAAGTGGGCATTCGTCACCACGCTGCGCTTGGTGGCCTCCGGCCAGTGCTCATCCCAGCGGTCAACCGAAAACGCCCAGGCCAGATACGGCAACAGGCTGACCGGGCAGGTGGCCGGATTCCACAGGGTGCGCAGTGGCACCGGCACCCGCGCCAATTCAGCACAGGCGCTGGCGGCAGCCACCTCCAGCGAGGAAGAACCGACCGGCAACAGGCGGTCACTCATCGGAACCCCCAATAGTCAGCGTATAGCGGGTACATTTCGACGCCTGCGTCTCGTCGAGCACCATGTCGGCTTTGGGGCTTTTCAGCTCCACACGCTGCACACCTTCTACGTGTAGCGCGGCATAGATGGCCGACAGACGAATATCTCGCCCCAGGCGGTGCTGCATACTGATGTAGGCTTTAAGCTTCTGCTCGGCGGCCTGTCGGATAGGTTCGACTTCCGGGCCGGGGAACAGGTAGAGCACGGCGTCAATCTCATACAGGACAACCTTGGCCGATTGCACGGTCACGCGGTCAGCTACCGGGCGCACCTCCTCGGCATTGAGCGCGGCGGTCACGATGCCGAGTAACTCCGGGCTGGCCGTGCCGTTACCCTCACGTGATAACACCGACACCGTGACGCAGGCGGGCGTTGGGCTGGTGACCGAGACGTCGGCGACACGTCCGTCAGCACTGCGACCATGAAACTGATACGCCCCCACCGACCCGGCCACGCTCAAGCCCTCAAAGGCTTGCTGAATACGCACGCGAAAATCACTGTCGCTTTCCATCACCGCCGGGGTTGGGGGCAAGGTGGTTGCCTCTGCCGGGGTGACAATCAATCGAGACACATTGAAATTGCCGCCCAACTGGTCAAGGTCTTGGCCTGCGGCATACCCCAACATGACCGCCTGCGCCGCCTCGTTCACACGCTGGCGCAGTATCAGCTCACGATAGGCGTTCTCTTGCAGCAACTTGACGATAGGCTCAGACTCAAGCGCCAAAGTGCGCGCAATGGCCGCGCGCTGCGCCTCCGGGTAGAGCGAAATCAGCGTGGCCTTGCGTTCGGCCAGCAGGGTTTCATAGTCCAGCGGCTCGACCACATCCGGGGCGGGAAGCTGGCTTAAATCAATGGTGGGCATGGTGTCAGCTCAAAGGAACGGTTAAGGAAAATGCGCCCGGTGTCTCCCTGCGCACGCCGGTCAGCTCAACCACCATTTGGCCGTTGAAGTGACTTTCAAAGGTGATGGCCGTCAGGCTGATGCGCGGCTCCCATTTCAGGATTGCCATGTAACAGGCGGCCATCACCTGCAAACGCGATGCGGGGTTTTGCGGCTGGTCAATCAGTGCCGACAACAGGGAACCATAGTCGCGGCGCATCACGCGGGAGCCGACGGGCGTGACCAGGATGTCACGCACGCTTTGGCGAATATGGTCCAGGTCGGTGATATCAAGACCCGTGTCGCGGCTCATGCCGTTGTAGCGCGCTGTCATGATGGGTTCCCCGTCTGGCTGCTGCCGCCCTGTACACCACCATGGACGTGACGATGAACAACCACGCCGTTGCTGGTCATGCTGCCGCCGGAATGCCGGATATCCCCTTTCATCTCGCCGCCCTGCTGCACCTCCAGCGTGGCGGTGGTCAGCTTGTGGGTGCAGACCAGCTCCGGCGTGGCAAGGGTGATTTTTTGGCTGGCGTTGACGGTCACAACAGGCACCGTGACGGTGACCGATTCAGAGGCGGTGATATCTGCTGTTTTAATGCCGCTGACGGTCAACGCGCCGGTGTCCGGCTCGTATTCAATGACCGCACCGTCAGGAAAGCTGACGTGATAGGCATCCGCCGAGGCAGACGGCGGCGGATTATCATCGGAATAAATGCCCGGCAGCACGAAGGCGGTATCCAGCTCACCGCCCAGGGACAACAGCAGCACCTGCTCACCGATGGAGGGTGCCCACCAGGTGCGCGAACGCCCGGCGCGGGAGGTCAGCCAGTGCAGCCAGTCGGTGGTATTGTCACCGGATTGCACGCGGCACAACGCATTAACCGTATCGACGTCAACAACGACGCCGATGCGGATAAGGTTGCGCACTGCACGCGCCAGCTCTGATAATTGGGCTTGTGTTTTCATTCCTCTAGAATGAAGTGGAGTAGAACACATCTCAAATAGCATCCGTTGGATGAAGGGTGATACACTAAAACAGTCAAAATCTCAGTGAATTTGCCATACAAAATTGCTGTTCCCTTATTGTGTAATTTTTTGTTTTTAATGTGATAACTGAAGGTATTATGAAGTTAGTAGACTTGTTTGCAGGGGCTGGCGGTTTATCTTGTGGATTAGAAATGGCTGGATTTGAACCAACATTTGCTAACGAACTAGTAGGACAATACGCTGAAACTTATAAAACGAATCACCCTGACACCCAACTTCTAGTTGGTGACGTACGTCAGCTATCAGAAATTGACTTAAAGTCATCACTTGGTCTCAAGAATGGTGAGTTGGATTTGCTAGCTGGGGGCCCGCCTTGCCAAGGTTTTTCCGTCAATGCCCCAATCAGGTCTCTTGACGATGAAAGAAATCACTTGTTTAAGGACTTCTTGAGAGTTGTAGGCACCCTTATGCCTAAGGCTGTTCTTATAGAAAACGTTCCTGGCATGGTTTCACTAGGTAAAGGAACAGTAATTGAACAAATATATGCAGAGCTGGAATCTTTAGGTTATACGGTTAAACATGCCATATTATTTGCTGGACACTATGGTATCCCACAAATGCGATTTAGGATGATGATTGTTGGTATTCTAGGCAACTCATCTTTCGAGTTTCCTAAACCAGAGTATCTTGCTAAATCAGTGGCTAACTTCGCTGGTGCTAAAGAGCTATGCATCAAAATAAACGAAGTTGATACTCATAAACTTAAAAAACACACTTCTGTTTGGGATGCAATGTCTGATTTACCAGCAATAATAGGCAAAGGATCTTCAGCCCCTACTGAGTATCTGTCCTTGCCAAAAACAGAGTACCAAAAATACCTCAGAGAAAAATCCGAACTTGTAATTAATCACGTTTGTAACAAAATCGCGCCAATTAACATGGAAAGATTAAAATACATACCTCAAGGTGGTAGCTGGCGAGATATTCCGTATGATCTTTTGCCTAAAGGGCTACAGAGGGCCCGTCGAAGTGATCACACAAAACGCTATGGTAGACTTCATCCTGAAGCCCTATGTTCAACGGTTCTCACTAAATGCGATCCTCACTGGGGCAGTTTTTTCCATCCATATGAAAGTCGAGTAATATCGGTTCGAGAAGCAGCTAGAATTCAATCATTCCCAGATGATTATGTTTTCACTGGCGGCATAACGCAACAATATGAGCAAGTTGGTAATGCTGTACCACCCTTGCTCGCGAAAGCCGTTGGACAGGAAATAAAAAAAGCAATAGGAGAGTAAAAATTATGTTCGTCAGGCCAAAGAGAGATTTAATAGAGGTTTTTGGTTATGCACCTGATGATTTATCAGTTGAGGCAAGAAGCCTGTGGCGCTTAGGCGCATGCCCTTTTACATCAAACCCTTGCGTAAAAGGGAACCATGATCAAACGATCATTTATGGCACCTGCAGCGTAACATCTCCATATGGTGATTGTATTATTTGTCCTAACAGGCTATATGAAGATAATTATTTATCTTTAAAACGTGTCGCAGCAGATGCATTTAACGAAAAAATCCCCTTCATGACATATAGTGAGTATGTAGCGAGCAGGGTTAACACTAATGAAAGCATCGTTGCTCTCGGGCTTTCATCAGGCAAAGAAGTGAAAGTGAAAAATTTATCTATGGATTGGATTTTAGCCCATATAATTGATGGTGAGCTAATATCATATGTTGGAGTTGAAGTTCAAAGCATTGATATAACCGGAAACTATAGAGACTCATGGCATAGTTATAAAAACCTCACAAGCGATACAACTTTAGTATCTAGCTCTGAGCATGGCTTAAATTGGGCAAACGTTCACAAGCGACTTATACCCCAAATAATCCGCAAGGGACTAATCTACTCTAAATCATCTCTAGTTAGCTCCGGGCTTTATTTTATCGTGCCTGACATTGTATATAAAAAGTTCGAAGATGTTATTGGAAAAGACATACCTCTAGTAAATGACAAAGCTTCAAACCACTTAACAGTACATACATATTCCTTGTCACCAAGGACGACAAGCGGAAAACAGAGAGTAATCATACCAGAGAGAAATATTAGATTCTCTCTTGAGGAGTTCAGTAAACGTTTTATCTCTGGAGTCAACTTACCTAGTGGCAATGATTTAGATAATGCAGTAAAAAGAGTTCTCGGAATTATTTGATTATTAGATGCAGCAGACTTGCTGCACCTAAAACTCAAAAATCACCGTTCATATATCTATTACATGTGGTTATTTAATCATCTAGCTCAACCAATTGCGTATCAAATTACAGATAGGAAATCACCACTTCCTCCACTATCTGGCGGTCTGCCTCGCTGAATCCCAACAAGGGCCGGGCGTCATACTGTACCTCCTTGCTGTGACGGTTTGGTCTGTCGCGCAAGCCCTCCTGATGCACCCGCGCAATCCGCTGCACGCGTCCGAGAAACTCAACCGCCGCCTCATCGGCGCTGCCGCTGGCCTTCATGTAGCGGTTGGTGCGCAGCTTGGCAAACATCGCCCGCTTAACCCGCCCTTTTTTGCCGCGTATCGGCTGGCGCTTACGGCTGGCATACGGCGTGCCATCCGGGGCTTGCTGGCGCTTGATGCGTTGCTGCTGGCTGACGCGTAGCCGCTTGGCAATCTCTGCAGCCATCTTGCGGCGGCTGGCGGGTGACAGGCTGGCAATCAGCCCCGCCAGCTTGTCATCAAAGGGTTTAAATTCATTCATCCCATTCACTCACCAGTTCGCCGTTGATGTAGAGCTGCATCGGGCGCACCACGGGCACCGGCGGTGGCGGCTCCGGGGCGTGTGACACATGCAGCGCGCGGTCAACTTCTTTGACCAGGGTGCGCTCGGTCAGCTTGAGGCTGATACTGATATCGTGGCTCTCATCGTTGTTGATGTCGGCGATATAGGTGAAGCCGTGTTTCTTGCCCTCGTCGGTGGTCATGATGTCGGGCTGGTTTTCCCGTAACCATGCCTCGATAGGCACCAACAGCAGGTCAATGTCACCCTGAAAATCCGTCACCATGATGTTGAGGGTATAACGGTTCTCAAACGACAGTGACGCGGCCAGTGTGGCGGCAATCGACCCACTGTCGATAAAAATGCGCAGCATCTCCGGGTTATCTCTCAGTACCGGCACCGCATTATTCAGCGCGTGGCGCAGGCTTTTCGGTTTTAACATCGTCTTGCTCCTGACACTGTTTCACGGCCTCCACCTGTTGCGCGCAACTCACCAGGGCGCGCTCCAGGGTGCGGATATCGTTACTCAGTTCCCCGTTGGTGGTCGGTTGGCTTGCCGGTATCGGGCAACTGCTGACCCTCGGACAACCAGCGTAGATAATCGTCGGGGGTGGCAAAGGCGGGGCGTCGGTGCAGCCGGACAATATCGTCAGGCAAAGGAGAGTGATACCACTGGCGCAGCGCGTCGTTTTCATGGAGTAACCTCGTGATGGTTTGATGGCGGCGGGTTGCCAGTGCCTCGGCAGCGTCTCGCTGCTGGCGTAAAAGCACCTGCGCCCCCTCATTGCGCCGTGCGTTGGCCTGCATGGCAGTGAGCGTGGCACTGGCGGTTTGCAGGTCTTTTTTCTGCTGACTGACAGTCTGGGTGGCGTCGGTCAGGGATTGGGTCAGGTCGCGGTTATCCCGCGCCAGCCACAGCACAGCCACCCCGGCCAGCACCAGCAAGGTCATCAGGATTTTCATGGCACCCCCTTCAAACAATGCGCGTTTTCTCTCACGCGGCGGTTTATCAGCCCCTGAGACTTCACGCCGTTGACGTATATCCAGCGCGAAAGCTGGTCACACGCCTGCCACCACTGACGGCGCTCGATGTAGGTCACCATGGTTGACCGACACACCGCGCCGGTGCCGACGTTAAAGGCCAGACTCACCAGCGCGTCATAGACCGATTGCGGCATCACCACCGACACACAGCCCCCGATACGCCGCTCGACGTTGAGCACGTCGCTGACAAGGTTGGCCGCCGCCTCGCGCTCGGTGATGTCACGCGTTGGCACCACGCCCGCCGTGTGGCCGATGCCCGACGTCCACACCCCGGCGCTGCACTGGTAGGGACGCAGGCGGCACCCTTCCAGGTCGGCAATCAGCGCCAGCCCCGCCGCCGAGGTGTGCAGCAGGCGAAAGTCGGGCATCAATGCCGCCAGCGCCAGCACAGCGGCGATGCTGCAACGCTTAACGATTGAGGACATCAATCACCTCCCGCTGCACCCCGGCACGCTTGAGCAACAGATAGCTTTTGCGGCGGTAGTACCAATTGACGGCGAAGGTGCCGACCCCCACCGCCGCCCCAATACTCAACGCGATATCCTGCGCCGAGTACTTGCCTACCCAGGCCAGCCCGACCGCCACGGCGTAGGCCAGGTATGATGTGATTTTCTCCATGCTTAATCCCATAGCTGAACAGTTTCAGACACCGGGGCCGTATCAATGACCGGCAGCACGACAGGCGTGCCATGCGGCAGGATGGCCCCTTTATCGGCCAGCCCCGGATTCGCCAACAGCACCGCCTCGACCACGCCCGCCGTGCGGCCCGTGTGCCGGTAGCACAGTGCGTCAAGGGTGTCGCCCTGCTGCGCAATCACGTTCATCAGATTTGCCCGACAATGCAGCGCGATTTACCTTGCAGCCGGGCGACAGACCAGCGCATATCCCGCCAATGTTCATCAATCGACACCTCAACGGCGTCGGCCTTTTTATCGCCCTTGGCGCTCGCATCCGCCCCTCGGTAACGCTCGTACAGCACAGCGGTCGCCATGGCGCAGACCGCGCTCAGGTAGTGAAAACACTTCTCACTCTCCCCGTCGATAACCTCGGCGGGGACGTCAGCCAACTGTTTGAACCCGGCGGCCATCTGCTGCTCGCGGTAGAGATACAGCTCGGCATTGGTCTCGGCGATACCGCTCTGAATGGCCCGGCGCAGGCGCTGCGCCGTGACCGTTTGCTCCATGCGCATCAACTCACGAATGTGCTTCGGGTCAACGTCGGGAAAAAAGAAGGTGTTTTTAATCACCGGCTCCCGCTCATCCGGTGGCGGAATGATGGCCGTCAGCCCATCCGACGGGGCCGGGTTATGCAAAATCACTGTTGTCATGACAACCTCAAAATAGGGGGCGGTGGACGATGGCGTTGATAAGCCCGGAGGCTATCGCGACCATCGTGCCGCCCAGCGCGGGGCGCGTTCGGTTAACCGGCGGTTCTCGCCTTGGGTGGGCGTCCGCGCTTGGCCGCTGTTGCGGTGGCCTTGCGCGGGCGCGAGGTTGTTCGTTTGGCAACGGGAGCCGGTTTGGGCTTGAGGGCGCTCTCGCAGCGTTGAATGTCTTTCTTCACGCCCGCATGCGCGTCGCGTCTCATGGCTTCGTTGAGGTGCTCCCGCGCCTGCGCAAAATCACCCGCCTCACTCAGCATCAGGCCGATAACCTTGTGCAGCTTGGCGCGCACCTCGTCGGGCATATCCTCATTCGCCACCAATGCCAGGGTGTCCAACAGGTCGCTGATAGCCACCGGTTTCCCGGCCTTGCGGCAGCGTTCGGCAGCCAGGGCGACATCCTCGGCCAGCAAATACGGCGTCGGGCGCTTGTTGTTCGGGGTGACCAGCCGGTGCTGCAAGGCATAGCGGGCAATCACCAGCGCGCCTGGAATATCATCGGCGTCCAGCCGCCACTGCATGACGGTCATCAGGATGTCATCCTGTGCGCCGCGCCCATCGGTCAGCACACCGGCCACCCACGGCGCATAGGCCGGGAGCATGGCGCGCTTGTGCTCGGCCTTAATCTCTTTGGAATAAATCTGTTTCAGCTTGGTGCGGTCTGCGGCCAGTTTGACGAGCATCTGCTCGTAGCCGGTGGCATAGCGCAGCGGGTTATCTTCCCGCTGCGCGGCCTCCATGGCCGAGACCCGCAACATGTGTCGCTGTGCGGGACTCGTCATGGTTTATGCCTCGCCGTCGTTTTGGGTTGGTGCTGGCGCATCCGCCGCCGTCTGCATTTCTTTCATCAACGCCCCCGCCAGCGCCTTGACCGCATCCTGTCCAGAGGTTGAGGCCGATGGCAGCAGCGCGATGTTTTCAATCAGGCAACCGAAGGCGTAATCCTCGACCACATAGTCGATGTTCATCGACTCGTAGTTCTCCACGCGGTCACGCTTGGCGTTCTCCTCCATGTGGCGGCGGTGGCTCTCATCCATAAAGTAGATGGAGAGGTTTTCCAGACTGGTGACCATGATGGCGTTGGCCGGGAAGAACGGCACGCGCACGGCAGGCAGGTTACCGATGCGCTTCTGGCTGACAATCACGTCGGCGGCCATCGCCTCGGTGTTGGGCTGCTCCTGATTCACAATCGGGAAATACTTGTCGGCCAGCAGCTTGCGGCCACAAATCACCACCAAATCCGGTGACTCTTGATGCCATGGCGCAATCAGGTTGTTGGTCGCATCCATCACCAGGGCGTCGAGGTTAGCGTAATCCCCACCCTTGCCGATGCGGATGACGTTAGAAATCACCTCACCCTCTTCACCGACAACCTTGCTCATGACGCGGGTAGGCGCTTCATTACGGTACTTTTGCAGCCAGCCGACCGCCACGTCCTGCAAGAGCGGGTTTTTGCTACGGTCAGAGGTGGCCGCACGCGTGATGCCATTGAACCCGGCCATGATGAAATCCAGCGATTGACGCTTCACGATGGCGTTGCGGATGCGCAACTGGAAATCCTGGTAACGCGCCCAGAGGTCGAGCTGCTTATAGCGCAGGTGGAAATCGAAGTTCATCTGCTGGCATTCATAGCCCTTGCTCTCCAGCGCGGTGAAATCGGCGGTCTGACGCTCTTTGCCGCCGTCGGTGTCCGTGGTGCTGGCAATGGAGCCATTGACGCCTACACCCACCTTTTCCCCTTTCAGCTCATGCACCGGCGTCATGTTGATGCGGGTGAGAAAATCCGAGCTTTCTTGCACGGTGTTCATCAAGGTTTGCGTGACCGACGGCTCCACGCTGAACTTGTTGCCAATGTCGCCGACCTCAATGCCGTTGAGCTTGGCAACCTGTTGCAGATAGGCGTTAAATTTAAAGCGGGTCTCTTTTTTCATCAGGGTATCCTGTTGCGGTCAATTCGGGTTTACGCCGGGGCGCACCGCACCCCGGTCAGGTTTATCAGCAGTTGGTCAGCAGGCTTTCCCCACCGTCGCCGCCGGTGGCCGGTGGGCGTCGCGACTGGCTAAAGCTCTCGGTGCTGTCGAGGGTGGCTTTCAGCGCGGTAATGTCCTGCTGCCCCGCCGCTACGCGCTCTTTCAGCCCGGTGATTTCCTGCTCAAGCCGAGAGAAGCGCTGCTCGGCGCTCTCGCCATTGGCCTGCACCTGCTCCACCACGGCGGTGACCGCCTCATGCACATCGGTGAAACGGGCGTCATCGCTGGCCTGCTTGCGGCTGAACAGGCTTTTCACCTTGTCGGAGAGGCTGGTCAGCAGGGTATCGGGCACCTCTTCGAATTCCAGTTCGGCCAGGGTGGCCACAGAAAACAGGTCATCAGGGTGTGCCTTGCGGCCTGCGAGGGGGTTGGTTTTGGCGCGGGCGCAGAATTCAAGGTATTCGGTGCCGAGGCTGGCCGGGTCATCGGTGACCGCCAAGCCGACGAGGTAGCATTTGCCGCTATTGGCGAAATTCGGGCGGATTTCCATGGAGGTGTAAACCTTCTGGCCGCCTTTCACCATCGCGACCAACTCGTCAATCGGGGCCATTTTGGCAAACAGCGCCCACTTGCCGTTGAGGACGGAATCATCTTCGATTTTCTCGGCCTTCAACTCGACGACGTCGCCATAACGTTTAAACACGCTGTCCGGCAAAATCCCTTTCAGGTGCTCCAGATTGATACGACAGCCGAAAACGCGCGGGTCAAAACTCTCGGCCATCTGTTGGATGTCGTTACCGTCAATCACACGCCCGTCACAGGTGTCACCCTCGACACCGATGCGGAACCATTTCGAAACTTTTTTTGCCATGGGCCATTGTCCTGAGTGGGAGGAAGTTGGGTCGGGGGTAGTTTCCCGGTCATCCCCCTGCGCGGCCAGCGATGGCCGACGGACTACCCTTGGCACAACACCCCCTTAGCGCACCACGGCGACGGCTTGCGTAGCCTTGCCCTCAAGACAGACACGAGGGCACAACATGCACATTCAGACCGACACCACACTCCTGAGCGACCCGCGCCGACAGGCGTCGTTGCTCTACTGGCAAGGCTTTTCCATCAAGCAGATTGCGGAGATGCTCAACCAGAAAGCCCCGACCGTGCAGAGCTGGAAACAGCGCGAGAAATGGGACGCCATCGCGCCGATTTCCCGTGTGGAAAGCAGCCTGGAGGCGCGGATTATTCAGCTCATCTTGAAGGGCAAAAAAGAGGGCAGCGACTACAAAGAAATCGACCTGTTAGGCCGCCAGATTGAGCGACTGGCACGCGTCAACCGTTACATGGCGACCGGCAATGAGGTCGACCTGAATCCCAATGTTGCCAACCGCAACAAGGGCGAACGCAAGAAGCCGAAAAAGAACTATTTCAGCGAAGAAGCTATCGAGAAGCTGGAAGCGGTGTTTTACGACGAGTCATTCGCCTACCAGCTCGGCTGGCATCAAGCCGGACTCGCGCACCGTATCCGCAACATCCTGAAATCGCGCCAGATTGGCGCAACGTTTTATTTCTCGCGCGAGTCGCTGCTGCGCGCCCTGAAAACCGGCCATAACCAAATCTTTTTATCCGCCAGCAAGACACAGGCGTATGTGTTCCGGGAATACATCATCCAGTTTGCGCGGTTGGTTGACGTGGAACTGACCGGCGACCCGATTGTGCTCGGCAATAACGGCGCAAAACTGATTTTCCTCGGCACCAACTCCAACACCGCGCAGAGCCATAACGGCGACCTGTTGGTCGATGAAATCTTTTGGATACCGAACTTTCAAAAGCTGCGTAAAGTCGCCTCCGGCATGGCCTCGCAGAAACACCTGCGTTCGACCTACTTCTCGACCCCGTCCACACTCGGACACGGTGCCTTTCCGTTCTGGTCGGGCGAACTGTTCAACAAGGGCCGCAAGAGCACCAAAGAGCATGTGGACATCGACATCAGCCACAGCGCACTCGCTGCCGGAAAACTGTGCGGTGACGGCCAGTGGCGGCAGATTGTCACCATTGAGGACGCGCTCGCCGGTGGCTGTGATTTGTTTGACCTGGATACGCTGAAACGTGAAAACAGCGCCGACGATTTCCGCAATCTGTTTATGTGCGAATTCGTGGACGATAAAGCCTCGGTGTTTCCGTTCGAAGAATTGCAGGTCTGCATGGTCGACAGCCTGGAAGAGTGGACGGACGTTAACCCCTATGCGGCCCGCCCCTTTGGTGACCGCCCGGTGTGGGTGGGTTATGACCCGTCACACACCGGCGACAGTGCCGGGTGTGTGGTGCTGGCCCCGCCGATGGTGGCGGGCGGTAAATTCCGCATCCTGGAGCACCACCAGTGGAAAGGCATGGACTTTGCCGCGCAGGCCGAGGCTATCGAGGCGCTGACGAAAAAATACCGCGTGGACTATATCGGCATTGACGCCACCGGCATCGGGCAAGGCGTTTTCCAACTGGTACGCGCGTTCTACCCGGCAGCGCGGGAAATTCGCTACAGCCCGGAGGTCAAAACCGCCATGGTGCTGAAAGCCAAAGACACGATTAGCAGTGGCCGCCTGGAGTACGACATCGCCCACACCGACATCACCAAGTCGTTTATGGCTATCCGCAAAACCATGACTGCCAGCGGGCGCAGCGCCACCTATGAAGCCAGCCGCAGCGAGGAAGCCAGCCACGCCGACGTGGCATGGGCAGCGATGCACGCGCTGTTAAACGAACCCCTCACCGCCGCCAACGGCCAGCCTGCAAAATCCATTCTGGAGTTTAACCCATGAGTAAACGCAACCGCCGCAAGACGCAAGCCACAGCGGCAGCAGCACAACCGGTGCAGACCACACAGGCATTCACCTTTGGCGAACCGTCAGCGGTGTTAGATCGCCGCGATATTCTGGATTACACCGAGTGCATTGGTAACGGCAGATGGATAGAGCCGCCGGTCAGCTTCACCGGACTGGCGAAAAGCCTGCGCGCCGCCGTTCATCACAGCTCGCCGATTTACGTAAAACGTAACGTATTGGCAAGCACATACATCCCGCACCCGCTACTTTCCCAGCAGGATTTCAGCCGGTTTGTGCTGGATTATCTGGTGTTCGGTAACGCCTTTCTGGAAAAGCGCCTGAGCGTCACCGGCAAACTGCTGAAGCTCACCACCTCCCCGGCCAAATACACCCGGCGCGGCGTGGAGCGCGGGGTGTACTGGTTTGTGCAATCCTTTGTCGAGCCGCACAGTTTCGCCCCGGACAGCGTGTTTCACCTGCTGGAGCCGGATATTAACCAAGAGCTGTATGGGATGCCGGAATACCTGAGCGCGCTTAACTCGGCGTGGCTGAATGAATCCGCTACCCTGTTCCGCCGCAAGTATTACCAGAACGGCGCGCACGCCGGTTACATCATGTATGTGACCGACGCCGCACAGAGCACCACCGATGTAGACGCCCTGCGCCAGGCAATGAGTAACTCCAAGGGGTTGGGGAACTTCAAGAATCTGTTTTTCTACGCGCCGAACGGCAAGCCCGACGGCATAAAAATCGTGCCGCTCAGTGAAGTCGCCACCAAAGACGATTTTTTCAATATCAAAAAGGTGAGTGCTGCTGACCTGCTGGACGCGCACCGCATCCCTTATCAGATGATGGGAGGCAAGCCGGAGAATGTCGGGTCGGTGGGTGACGTGGAAAAAGCCGCTAAGGTGTTTGTGCGCAATGAGTTAACGCCGCTGCAAGAGCGCATCAAAGAGGTTAATGACTGGCTTGGCCTTGAGGTGATCCGCTTTAAAAAATACAGTCTGGAGAATGACGACGAGTAACCCCATAGCCGCCATCACTGGCGGCTTTATTTTGCGCAAGATTAAGCGTGTTTTTCGATAACCAGATCAACGCCTTCATTAAGCTGTATAAGCTGAGACTTAACCTGACAGTTTTGGGCAGCATACAATCAAATCGGACCGTCGGCTTTGAGCGGACATTGAATTCACTGGATTATAGGAAGTCCTAAAAGTGACTGGCCCAGTTTTCCTGGACATTAACACTTACGCACATGTTTACGTAATAAACCCATTTTTATTCCTTTCAAATGGTTAAGTGTCAAATTAAATATGCCACCATAAACTAAGTAAGTCATTGCTTATCTTTTGGCATGGTTGCGTAATTTTACACGGAACTAAATAGCTCAATTGGGTTGATTACATTTTAGAAGATACCATGGAATAATATTGTTTTCAGGGCAAATAGAATAAGCAAAACTGGACAATCGTTCATCATTGGTTAAAATTGGCCTAGTTAATGCAATTTTCAATATATTGACATCCGTCAAACCATAACGAAAGAACTTATCATGATTTGTATCTTCTTGGGGCGAAACATCTATCACCTCTGCCATCTGAGAGACTAACCGTAGCGCTTTAAAGGCTTCATCAGCAGCAACGTCATGCAAATCAATGAGATTGGAAACCTCAGTTAAAATATAAGGGGTAGTGGCAAAATTTGGGGTTTTCTCAATAAAGTCAACCAGCAGCTTATAATCATAATAGGAAAAATCATTTAACCTCTTTGACGCCTCTATGAAATTTCCATTATCCACCGACCCTATTACAAAAAGTAGTAATAGGTTCGTATCAATCAAAGGGGATACTTTCACGACGCTATTTCCTATTCGGATGATAAGCTTTGAACCCTTTGAAAGTTTTTAAAGCCTTATCAATAATAAACACTCTCCACTTTCTTCTTTCACCTAGCAGAGACAAAAGCTGAACAGACCCTTTCGTTCCTTCAGGGAGACTATCCTCCGTGTAACTTAGAGTCACTTCGATGTTTGCACCATTAAATACAGCTTCCTCAACAGTTATGTCTTTAGCTTTAACACTAAGCTCTTTTAAGGATTCAACTGCGACATTTGTTGCATCAAGGATATCTCTAACAACCTGACTCATAACTTACCTTTATAAAAGAATGGCATTTTTATAAAGATTAACCCTTTACACGTCAATTTGTCCATGAAAAAGCGAAGTGATATCCCTCGTTTTACCAATGATGAGTTGGTGAGTTCTTACCAGCGTTAACGACAATACCCTGATGACCAGCGTCAGTGCGAGCGATCTCCAGGCGAGTTTCGTACTAACCAGTTCAGCGTTTAATGACCGCCGCTTTGCCGCTGTAGGTTTTATACGGCGCAATACCGTCTTTCTTGCACTCATCCAGGAAGATCTCCAGTGAGGTAGCCCCTCCTTTTTTGAGTTCTTCCACGCTGTCAGCGTAAAAATCTGCCCCGCCATTTAGCCCGATAAACTCGCCCCGAAACATTTCGATCTCCGAGTCAAAGCTGATCACAGCGATATGACCGCCGATTTTCAATGTGTTATTGATCATGATTTAATTCCTAAACTGTTCAACCAGATCCTGATGGCGTTACCAGGATGATGAGGGGCTACTTAAGCCGATCGCTCTGCCGCGCTCTGAGAGCGTCGTTATTGCGTCACACCACTGATTCACGTAAGGATTTAGATTCGATGATAAATAGCCATTACGAGTCGCTGACGGCGATTTTTAAATGATGTAAAACACCACCTGCGCGCAATGCTATCCCCGCCACGCCTGCCCGCTTCATGGGGCGGTTTTCATGCAGTTGCATTACCATATGAAAGCCGCATCAGCACAAACCAGAGCACCTTATGAATCTGTTTAAAAAACCATGCAATCTCATACAATAAAATGCACTGATATCGCAGTAATCTATGAATAATATTTACAAACCTCCTGCATTCATTATCATCATAAAAAGTAACCGTGTCTGGATAAACGCCTTCCCAAAAAAACGCACTCCGCTCTTTTAAGGAATTTGTATGAACATCATGAAATGCTTCGAATGTGAAACATGTAGTACGCATATTGATTGCAGAATTGGCCTTTCTAATAGAGATATACAACCTTTTCAATTTGCATGTCCATCTTGTGAGGAACAAATCACATTAAACGTTAGTGACGGGGATTTCGATCTTCAAGGAGCAACAGATATTGTTGACTTTGAATCACCATTTACAGGTAAAAATCCTTTCATAGATCTACACCTGGATTTCCCTGCATCGTTTGGAGAGTACAAGATGGGATATACAACTTTCATGAGAGTCAGTCAGGAAATAGGACATGAAAATTACCTTCACCTTAATGAGAGACTTAACGCCCTTAATTATTTATATCCTAAAAAAAGAGAGCTAAGGCGTTTAATTACCCAGTACAAAAGAGGTGAAGTCAACACATTTAGAAAAACCTGCAAAAAACTCCTTAACATACAATTAAAGTCTGACGAAAAAAAAGACGTCCTAGCAGCCTTGTACACAGCGACATCAATAATGTCATCACCGTTTACCTCACATAAACACAATAGAGAATTAAGTACTAAAATGCCTGAAATACTTGATTATCTAGATTTCTCTCACAAAGAAAAAACAAGAGCTTTTTTTGATCAAATAATCAAAACAAACTTCTTAACAACCTTACATCATGAATGTCTTTCTTTATATCCAAAAATAATTGATTTTGACCTCCCATTACGCCCAGCCCTTTACTTTGATTACAAATCATTAAGTAATGATAAAATATCCGGAAGAGTTTCAACCGCTGACTTTGATAGCTGCAGCAATTTATACAAGGATCTATCTGAGGTTTTCTCCCGCTTACTAACATTAGTTGCAGGTATTAATAATTTACTTAAACGTGGGGATTACGATCTTTTTAATGACTCAGTTCGTTTAAACAAAAAGAAGGAAATAATAAAAGATCTTGCATCTTTAGATAACTTCACAAATATGGATTTTGGGAAAAAAGTCGAGTGCATTGATGATTCTTTCTATCATATCGATGAAAGTGCCATAAATCACAAATTACGAAATGCAATTGCACATTACAAATATGAATATGAGGAATCCGCACAAATGATTTATTACTATCCAAATAAAGAAGGTATGAAGCGTGAAAAACTATATGAAATATCATTCCTAGAATTCCTGCGCAATACTCTAATTCTATTTCGCGAAGTGCATTCACTAAATCACATCATAAAATCATTACTTTTTTACGCTGTAATAATCTTAAAAAAAGATATTTAGCAATCAAATGCATGGCAATCCGCCATGCATTTGTAAAAATACTCATGATTGAAGCCGAATTTGCTGCCTAATTTGTATCGGTTGTAGAGTCTGATATCTCTGTCGGATATTGTTATACAACTCAGGTGTATCCTTAGCTTTAAGGGAAACGATGAGAACGTAAGGCAGGTCAGGTAAATCATCAACTTCTACTGGCAAACCACAATCACGTCCGTGATAAACCACATCGAAACATGGATCTTTCAAGATATCTTTATTAAAAGTATGTTCACTGCGTAACGTTGTCTCCCAACGATGCGAATCTTCACGTAATTCTTCTTCTGTCGCATAAATATTTTTACGATTAAACAATGGATAAGTCTCACCCTCATCATCTTGAGGATTTTTTCTCAAAGTCACCATCAACCCACTTTTTGTATAGTTTACCGGGTGTTCAACATCAACTGGAGTGGCAAAACAAAATGTCGCTTTTAATGTTACTCTTCCATTTACAGAGGTATCAGGGAAGGGAATCAACGCTCGCAAATGCTGAGTTGGTTTCAAAACGCCCTGATATACAACCTTAACCTCGTCATCATCACTGTATATTAAATCTGTTATCTCATTTGGAAACTTACCCCAACCAACATGACTGCGCTCGTATCCCTTATTTTCAGCGTGATGTACGAGCAATGCTTTCGCTGTAAGAGGTGTAATTTCGTACTGTAAGCTTGCCGCTAGTCCTATTGCCTGCCGCAGCACCAATGGTGACGAGAAGCTTGTCCCACCAGTTTGAACCACTCCACCTAAAAAAGGGCTATATACCTTAAAGGGTTCATCCTTTGTTCCACCGAATGCAACGCCATCAGGTTTAACAAAACCGGGACTTCTGCCGGGTCCAATGCAACTGTAATCACTTTTTTCCCACTTATCCGATAATGAGCTAGCAGAGCCTATCGCCAAAGCATTCACAAGGTCTGATGGCGTTTGAATTCTATTCAATCCATCACTCAAACAACCATCATTACCAACCGCTACTGTACACAACGTTTTCCCTGAGGAGAAATACTGCTCTAGTGTTGATGTCCAAACATGAACATCATCATCTTCTATAGGAAATCGAGGACCTAAACTAAGATTGATATAATCATAGCTCATGGAGTCCAAAACAGATTTTATTCTAATAAGGACATCAAATAAGTCCTCATCATCAGCATCAATAGATGAATCAACCACACGATAATGATCTATATTCGCATAAGGTACAGGTAGCTCTTTTTGGCCTTCGACTATTGCGCCAAATAGAATAGTAGATGTTACATCTTGGCCATGAGATAAAAGTGCTCCACTAGTTTTAGAGTCTTTTGAAAATGTATACTCCCTTACCCATGACTCAAAATCCGTATTGCCAATTCCACCATCAAAAACAGCAACTTTAATATCACTATTAAGCGCATTATCATGCGGGAGGGTTAATTGACTTTCTTCTATTAATGAACGAGTAAACACAGGGTTATTAATACGTAAACTTGGCAAATCACGAATAACACGCAAGAAGGAGAACTCCGCAACTTGAGCCGCCGCTTTAGCATTCGCCATAATTGGAAGAAAGGTTAATCCTTTTACCGAGATAACCTTGCTCTCATCAACCTTAGCACCACAAGATAATGCATAGTTAATAAATGCTCTAAGAATAGAACCACTTTCATTAGGTGTGTGTAGTGCAACCTCTATTTTTCTAAGGTTATTAGAGTCTTCAATTTGTTTTATTTTTTCATTTGGCTCAAAGAATGAAATGCTTTCAAAGGTAATAATCTCGTTCTTTTCCCCTGCTTTAAGCTTATTCTTTTCCATAGCCGCGTAAAGCGCCTCAAAGCTCTTTACTTTACCAGCCACATATATACATGCACTCACATGCTCTTCTTTTTCCTTTCCTCTGCTACTTACATTTTTTCTTGGTTTAACTTTTACTGATTTACTACCTATACTACGCAAAGAAAAATGCTTAAAAACATCTACAGGAAAATACGATTTAGCCAAAAAAGCCGGATGCAGGGTGACTTTAGCAACAGCCTCACCATTTGGTTTTGCTTTTTCAGGAATATCATTAAAATCTTTAACCAACTCCTGTAAATCTCGCATTATTACCGGCTTATTTTCCTCATAAGTATATGGCTTATTTTTACTACCACCACCACGCTTCAGGATAACCTCGCGAGTTAATGTTTCTCCGTAACCAAGAAGTAAGTTCTTATTTTTCATTTTCGGCCCCACCAATCTCAATCAATTTTTTAACTAACGGACGAGATAAAGAAAGCTCTGAGGATATCAACCGTTGAGACATCCCTTTCTCATGCATTACCTTGACTAATTTCTCAAGTGACTCTCCCTCGAATAATTCTTCTATCATAGCCTTGTTAACCGGAATTCCTTCAAGAATAGAATTCCTTTTTGCTTGATTGATAGAGCGTTCGATGACCGCAAAGGAACGTCCAACCAACCTATCACTGATATTCCCTGCCACACCTTGAGGAATGTCATTTTTAATCAAAAATTTTCTAATTAAATCCTCAGAAGGGTAGTCGAAACCAACAACGCGATCAAAACGTCTCCATACCGCTGGGTCCAGCAAATCACCATGGTTCGTTGCCGCGACTAAAATAGAAGTATGAGGCCACTCATCGATAGCTTGCAATAACACTGTCACCAATCGCTTCAACTCTCCCACATCAGAGGCGTCATCTCTTTTTTTAGCGATCGAGTCAAACTCATCTAGCAAAAGAATGCATGGAAAAGAGCGCGCATAATCTAAAACAGCACGAATGTTATTGCCCGTTTTCCCCAAAAAGCTACTCATGACACTTGCTAAATCGAGAGTCAAAAGAGGTAAGTTTAATTTTTCAGCAAGCCATTTAGCCGCTAAAGTCTTACCAACACCGGGAGGACCATCCATCAATAAAGAACGCGATGGCAGCAAGCCATTATCTAATAATTTTTTTCGCTTTTCCCATTCCGATACAAAACGGGTTAATGAGGTCACAATGTGCTCAGGCCACAGTGGGTCTACTGATAGATGAACCGGGTAAGTTTCCACCAATAATTTTTGACGAGTGTCTGCATCAACAGGTGCTGGCTGCCGGTTAACGGGCATCCCTCTAACTACGCTCAGCGAATCCACATTACGCATCAGCGCATCACTCAGCTCTGAAGCCAGTTCAGGTGAATCTTTCTTAAGCTTCCTAATAATGATGCGTAGACGCATTTCTAGGTTTTCGCGCTTTCCCTGTAATGCATCATTCATCACTTCAACAAACATATCTTTAGTGATGTTAATCATAAAAACCACTCCGAAGAGAAAATGAGCCAAACCGACCTAAATCATATACCATAGTGTCCGAATAACCAGTGTTTTAATCCAGTATTGCAAAAAATATTACCAAAAAACGAAAAAACATTACCACCCTACAACGTCAAAACGAATCCGGGCCACTCATCCTGCGGTGGATATGAGAACGTATGGCCACCAAATGTTACCGTTGCCCCTCGGGCCAACGCTTTCAATTCCCATCGCTCCAGGGTGATGCTCTTCAGTGACAGCTCTGACCGTATTTGCGGAACCCTTGCCCATTCTGCCGGAGTCAGACGTGCCGAAGGCGCATCATTTCGGGATTTTTCCCGATTCTTGGTGATTTCTTGGCGATTACTATTCGGTGACTGCTGCCGTATAGCGTCTCTAATCGCCTTAGCGACGTCAGCGTCATCCCAGCTAACATCGCCGCTCTCAATCAAATTCATCACCGCTGTGACATACTCAGGCGGTGTAACAGTCAAAACTGGCTCCGGTTCTTGCTCAACCTCCCCACAGTTATTGACAGGACTCCGAGGCGCGCCAGAGGCGCTTTTTAAAGTCAAAGGCTCAACGTCAACGGCTTTACGGACAATGCGCCATTCTGTTGTACGGGTTTCAAATACGTGGCCAGAGCCAAGATGCGGCGCGAAGATACCGACCACCTTCTGCACCTCTTCGTCATAGGCGTTCGGCTCATCGGCCACCTTGCGCGCGACTCGTACCGTCTGAACGTCACGCGGGACATTTGCACCACCCTGCCCGGCAATGTATGCCGCAAAGTCACCGGCAGAAGCTGCCGCGCGAACCGCTTCGACTCGCTCGTCAAAAATCTCGGCCAGACTAATCCGGCGTAAGCAATCAGCACGGCACTCGCGGTAAGCGCCCATGGTTGGCACACCGAGAGATTTAAACTGAGGAATACGCCACGTAGACGCCCAGGAAGTGACAGCGGCGGCCATATCCCGCAGCGGCTTACCCGTATCGTGATCGATCTCGCCATCGAGCGCATAACCGTCGATATTCTTGGCAATGTATTTAGCGATGTAGCCAGCGGCCCCGCCTTTGTTCAAGTGCTTGCAGTCAAAGCGGTTCTTTGCCGCGCCGCGCTCGTCACCATCTTCTTTCAGTGCATACCGGCGCATGATGTCGATGATCGGCTGGCGCTGCTGGCGTTCGCAAAACAGCATCATATGCCAGTGCGGCGTCCCGTCATGATGCGGCTCAACAACGCGCATACCGTAAACACTCAGACCACGGTCTTTAAACGCGGTGCGGATCTTGCTCCAAATGCCGACAAGATAGCGCTGGCCGTCTTTGGGCGAGAACGCCTCTACGTCCCAATTGTGGTTAAACTGGATTTTGGTGCTGTCTTTCTTGCCGACAACACGCGTCGGGTGGTATTTGGAAGGCGTGGTGATGGTGATAAACATGCCGACATGTTTCTGACTGGCGGCATACTTCTCTATGCCTGCAATGGTGCTCATCAGTTCCATGCGGCGGATCTCCGGGTTAGAGATACTCGCCATCACCTTATCAATCAGGTCAAAGCGCTCACCGGTTGCAACGTTCTCCAGGTCACACCCTTTCAGGTATTCCATGTTAGCAAGCCGCCGGGCCTGTACGTCCCTGATCGCCTGCTTGCTGGCATACGGGTGCTTATTGCGATTCACCTCACCGGCGGCAATCAGCAACGCTTCACGCCAGCGCGTGCGCTGTGCTTTTAGCTGACGTTCCCACCATTCGGAATTTACCATCCGCGACAAACTGGCAATCGCCGAACCCGCATCCAGTTTGCCTTTACCGTATTTACGCCAGTGCATCGGCGTGACATTGAACGCGCGTACCATATTGCCAACGCGGCCATAAAAATCAGCCTGCACGCTATCGCTGATTAACCCGGTATTGTCGCCGCCGTTGGCCTCGATAAACTCCTCACAATAGCGGTCATAGTTCTGCATCAACTGCCCGGCGATACGGTCAGCAAAACGCCGCAGATCTCTGTCGTCCATACCGGACAAACGCGCATAGTTGTCCACCTCCGCCATAAAGCACGGTGAGGCATTGAGATTCATGGCATTTTTAGCGTTAACGATTTCAATACGCGGCCAGATACGGCGCTGAAACTGGAGCACCAGCCACTTGTTGGCATCGTGCAACCCTTTCTCTTTCAACAGATAGGCATGACGCGCCAGAAAGATCGCGCCGAGAAAATGCGGTAAGGAATGGATATTGCGTAAAACAGCTTGCCCCTGAGCGTGTTCCTCACGGGTAAGCGGTCTTTCTTTGCCGATGGCTTGCTTTGGAGCATTCCAGGGGAAAACACCGACGAACGGTTCGCCGGTGTTTTCCTTAAAGGCCGGGGGCGGTGAAGGAACTACCCGCCCTCTTGCTGGCCTGGATTGGCTACCGATGGTCATTTGAGCCACGTCTTAATACGCCGTTCTAAACCAACCGCAATAAATACCGCAACCATAAACCCGGTAATCGCTGCCGGAACTCCCCACAGCAGAGAGAAAACCTGCCACCACGATGCATCAGGAAGAACACCCGCCCCTTTTACGATGACCAACAACAGCGTGGCTATAAATGCCGATGAACTAAAAGGCACCAGAACATGAATCAATAGCTGTAATGGGGTCATAATTTTTCCTTTGGATATTGGAAGGAAAAAGCCTCCTGACACAGTGCGCCAATGCGCTCAATCTCAGCCGCGAGATCGGCCACGCTGGTAAGGGTTGAATTACGGATATCGTGATGAATCAGGCCAGAAACCAGTTGCGGCAGCGTTGGGTAATAACCCACGGCGTCGAGCCACTCGCCGCCCGCCTTAGTGCCGGTTTTAATCGTCTTCTTTCGGTTCAGGATGAATTGATAAACATCACTGGTGATCACCCAATCTTTACCTATAGCGATACGCAGCATGATTACCCCCGGAAATGTTTGGCTTGCTGCTCGTGAAGGGTCTGACATGACACACAGCGCACAACACCAAGAAAAGCCGCGCGCCGCGCCGCCGGGATTGGCTGGTCGCAATCCTCACAGGTCGATGCCGATACACCATCGCGCGGACGTGCGGCATTAATCTGCATTGCGAGGGTTTCTTGCTGGCGCTGCTGTGCCAAGTCCATCAAATCAGGCATGGTTATCGCTCCGTTTTATTCAGTTGATTAAGTGCCTGTTGGCACAACTCGGCAATGCGGTGACTTTCGCTCATCACTTCGCGAATACAGGTAATGGTTCTGAGAAATACGCCACGCTTGACGCACAAGTTGACAATATCGGCGGTGAGTCTTAATTCGTTGGAATACACCGCGACCGTGGGGTAATAAACCTGATGTGATTCTTTGTCTTTTTTGACGTCGGCCAGAATAAAATCACCGTCATTCAGCTTGATAACGGCGTAACAATCATTAATCACCACCCGGTTATTATCAGTCATGATGTAATACCGTTTTCTGTTCGCGCCCTGCGTTGTTGTATTTCTCTGATTCCTGCCGTAGTAGTTCAATAATCTCAACGCTGGAAAGCTGGTTAACGGCGGCGTGTGTCGCCAGTTTGTCCAGGTGTGCAGAGAAGCTGACTGCCGCATCGGCCTTCGCTTCGCTACGCGCGTTATTCAACATCCAGTTGCGCGAATCATTGTCAGCCTTATTGCGCATCGCCTGACCGACGGTTTTATACATGTGCATACAAACTCCAGATAAAAGAATGCCCGACGCAGTGAAGCGCCTTTAAAAAGAAACGGGATTAATTAATGCAAATATTGTTCGGGCTTGACTGCTGTCAATATGGTTGGGGCGTACTCAAACAAGCTGAATAATTCGCGCAGCGCTCTGAATAATGCCTCGCGCCATGCGCAAGTTTCATCATCAATATACCAATAAGGTTGATTAAATTCGGCTTCCGTCAAACCAGCATGAAGAAATAACGTGCGGCGTTGGCTAACCGTCAAACGACCAATAAAACCAGATTGGCTGATACCGTGTTTACGGTATTTAGCGAAAGCGCTGCGTAACTCATCGATAGCGCAAACAATACGCTCACGGTCACTTTCGTTCATTTCTTCCAGCGTCATAACCGCATGGCGCTGTTTAAGTTCTGCATGAAAGCAAATGGTTAGGCGCTCACGCTCCATCATGCGATTGTAAAAATTGCAGGTATCACGCCAGCGCGGTGCAGCCAAGTGCTGACCAATAAGGCCACGTAGTCCGGCTGGCTGGTTACGAACGAGTGCAACGGTCATGACTGTCATTTAATCCCCCTCTGTAAAACAGATTTGATGGCAGGAAACCAACGGCTAGCACGACGGGTGCGAATGATGATGCCTTTGCGCCCTTTGCCGTGGGTGATGGTGATATCTAGCTTGTGTACTGTTTGATGGTTCCAGAGCAACGGAGCGATAGAGATAGGTTGTTGCATTCTCTCCCCTCAAAGGCCAATCCAGAGCAGCCACGCATCGCGCTGTTCAATTGGTCTATTCATGAATGCTGCCCGCAGCCCCTGATTGAAAGCAGGGATATAAACAAACTTGTCGCCGACGCGTGCGCCAACTTTGTCTGGATCACGCAACTCAATAACCGGTAGTTTATTTTTCTTCACCATTTCGAAAACAGCCGTGCTTGGTTTTCCCAGTAATTCGGCGAATTTCTCGACCGTCACGCCATCAATTGGGTAGCGGATCGCATAATCTTCAATGTTCATCTGTGCTAATCTCCTTTAATCCAACCCTTTGCAAACCGTTACAGACCGTTTGTATCGGGTTGGTTTTTCATACCCCGAAAGGTTCCAATATACAGACCTTCATGGGGAATATAGTCTGTGACTAGGAACCATGTCAAATGAATATGTCAGAGAAGATACGAGCCATCAGAAAAGCTGAAGGACTAACCCAAGTTAAATTTTGCGAAATCAGTGGATTAGCTCTTAGCACCCTTAAGAACTACGAAGGGGGGCATGCTGAACCAGGCTTACAAGCAATTCTTCAACTCACAAAGAGCCAACGGTTTGAAAAATATACACTTTGGCTAATGACGGACAAAACCGCACCAGAATCCGGGCAGATTGCACCGGGTTGCGCACACTCTGGGCAAGGCAGCAAAGACTCTGGCCTCTCAGAAAGGAATGTTGGCTAACCGTTTATAAAATATACATTTTCACAATTTGCTATCAAGATGATCAAATCATCGGAGGGCTATCTTATGTCGATTAAGAAGCTCGATGATGGTCGTTACAAAGTGGACATCAGACTTGGTGGGCGCGAAGGACGTCGCATCCGCAAGTGGTTTGACAGAAAGACCGAGGCTATAGCATTCGAACGTTATGCGCTGTCAAACACCAATAAAAAAGAGTGGGCTGGTAAACACGTAGATCGCAGGATGTTGAGCGCGTTAGTTGATACCTGGTGGCTATATCACGGGCAAAATCTCAAAAATGGTGAGATTGAAAAACGGCATTTGCTGAAAACCATCGCAGCCATCGGTGATATGCCTATCAAGCAACTCAACAAACGGGTACTAATGGAGCATCGCAGCAAGCGCTTATCTGACGGCATCAGTGCAGCCACAATAAACCGTGACCTCTACAGATTTTCGGGCATGTTTTCCGCGCTGATAAAACTGGAAGAGTTCGCCGGGCAAAACCCGTTACATGGATTGCCGCCGTTAGCAGAAAAGAACCCTGGTATGACGTTCTTAGATGCTGAAGAAATCGGAAACCTACTATCAACTTTAGTGGGTGATGAAAGATTAATAGCGCTGCTCTGCTTAAGCACTGGTGGACGCTGGGGAGAAGTTAGCACTCTGACATCAGCGCAAATCGTGAATAGTCGGGTTACTTTTCTAGAAACGAAGAACGGGAAAAAACGAACTGTCCCAATTTCGCCAGAACTGGAAGAAGAGGTGAAGGCTCAGGCCAGCAGTAAACTATTCAAAGTGGATTACGAGAAGTTTTGTACCAAGTTACGTGATGTTAAACCTGACTTACCGCGTGGTCAGGCAACTCACGTATTGCGGCATACCTTTGCGAGCCATTTTATGATGAATGGCGGCAACATTATCGCACTGCAACAAATCTTGGGACATGCCAACATACAGCAGACAATGGCCTATGCACACCTAGCGCCGGACTACTTGCAAAATGCGGTCATGTTAAATCCACTGAGGGGAGGATTAAACATTTGA